TGGTGATGCGTATGGGGCTTGAACCCATAAATTCCGCCTTGAAAGGGCGGTGACTCTACCAATTCGTCCAACGCACCATTGGTACTCCCAACGAGACTCGAACTCGTATTACCGGCTTGAGAGGCCAGCCTCCTATTCCATTTAGAGGATGGGAGCATATGGCTCCTCCTGCAGGGCTCGAACCTGCGGCATCCGCATTAACAGTGCGGCGCTCTACCAACTGAGCTAAAGAGGAATATAGAAAGGGCCGCCCCGCGAAGGGCAGCCCTTGAAGGGTTGATTAGTTCAGACCGACATTATACGAACACCGCACACCGGTCTCATCGCACACGCAGACCATCTGCTCCGGCCTGCCATAGATGCGCTTTTGGACGCAGTAATCGTCCATTCCGAGGAAACTTCCGGCCATGATAGTCCTGATACCCTGGACATCATCTGTCTTGCAGTGATGCAGATGCCCGGACAACACAGCGTACAGCGGTTTTCTGGCCATCGTCTGCAGCGCTTGGATTTTGCTGGCCGAGCCATCGAAGTCCCCGTGAACGCCACAATAGGTCTTGCCGCGCACGTCAATGAGGTACATCGTCTCGTCAACCTTCTCCCCGCCGCCAATGATGACATTGTCGAAGTTCTGGAGACGAGCCGCCAGATACCACTCCACGAGGTCGTCCAGCCTCTCACTCACCAAGGCGTTGTCCTTGTTGGGGTCAAGACGACTATGGTTGCCAGCGACGCTGACAAAAGTGACTGTGGCGAAATGCTTACTCAGCTCTGCGATAAACTCAGAAATCAGTTCGGACACGCCCTTGACCTGCTCAATAACATTCTCCTTGTTGGTCACAGCAATGGACTTATGGATGTTGCCGGAAATCTCGTCGCCGTTTGCCCAGACGATGCAGTTCTCGCTTCCGTGTGTCTGCGCAATCTGGATGATACGGTCTAAGTACCGACACATCATTTCCCGGCAGATATCTGTGTTATATGTATTCCAGTAGTTGCTCACCGTAGCGCCATAGTGGATATCGTTCAGACTGACCAAAAGGTCGTTGTCTGATGAAGCGATGGAGCCGGGGGTGTAGTTCAGTTGCGGAAGATTCCCGGACTGAACGGCCTCCACCAGAATCTCGTTAAGCTCCTCCTGACGGGAACGCTCACGAATCGCCTTATTGAAGGCGTTACGCTGGTCGAAAAACTTCTGGCGCTCTATCTGCAGCTCAACTTTCTTACGGTCGAACTCAGACATCATATCAGTCGAACGAACGGCGGATTCGCCTTCGCGGTCGATGGCATCAATAACTGCCTTCATGCCGTACATTCTCTTGCGGACTTCGGTTGCGCTGAAACAGTTGCCATCACCAAACAGACGCTCACTCAGTTCCTCGTAATCATCGTCGATGGTGCGGTCAACCAGTTTACCAAGCACGATGTCACGCATCTCTTTGTAGCTTACTGTGTTGGTAATAGGTCACACTCCCTTTCTCAGCTCCCGCAAGAGCTTCATTACTTTCTTGCTCTCCTCACAGAAATAGTGCCCGCGTCCAGAGCGCTGCTTCATAGTGCGCACGATATGAGCGTTGGGACACTTCTCGGAAATAATGTCTTTTTCGGTACGGCTGATTTCAATCATGTTCGTCATCCTTTTCTTCTATATTTTGTGGTTTGCTATGTGCAACATAGCGAAAATGTTGTTATATTCTTTCAATATAACCCCTCATCAAACACCCCTAAAACCGTTGCGCAACAACGGTTTATAGGGGGTCATTTTTTTCAACAGGCCGGGTACTGTTTTATCATGTTTCGGCTAACGCTTGCTGACGGGCGGCTCGCCGCTCTCTCATAACCCAGTTTACCCGCTGTCTCACTCCAACCTCGATAGCGCAGCTCGGGCAATATTTCTGCCGCCTACCCCTGGCAGGCTCTTGGATTTTCACTGTAAGCCCGCAGTTCTCGCACTCGAAGTAGGGGCCGCCATAATACTTCAAATACTGATAGCCCAGGTTCCTGAAATCCTGGATATGTAATGCTGTCTCACCGTCCTCCATGAAGACAACCCGCACATTCAGGTTGTCAATCTTTCGGGAGAACCGAATCATCCCAACAGCTTTCAGCTCGGCAAACATGGCGCTCTGTCGTTTGATGGACGTACTGACATTGGCCATCTGCATGATTTCCCGGTCGGGAGTATTGACCCAGTGGTCATTCTTCTCCGATACGGCGTCCCAATACTTCGCCACGCAGAGAAGCGTGAAGGCAAGACGGCGTAACTGCTTACCCTCCAGCTTCTCGATGGCCTCCATTTCCTTGACCGAAATATCAACTCCGTCCATCTTGATAATGGGGTATTTATCCACATTCTTCACAACTTTGTCCAGCATATCAGACCAGCCGGACAGCGAGGCGGACGGGTCGCATTGAATCAGGAATGTGTCCAGCATCTTCCGAATCTCTCGCTTGCTGTACTGGTTGGCAAAATAATACTTTGCCACCCGATTCAGCGTTTCCACTGGATGCTTACCCAGGTCATGGTTGTTAATCATGCGCTCCGCCCACTCGTACTCATTCAGGACGATACTCATCTGTTACCTCCATCCTCGTTTCCTGTATCGAAAACTTGTTTCCTCCATACTCAATGTCGCCATCGGGGTCGAGCGCCGGATAGGTAATCGTCCCGCCGTTCCTGCGCAGAAGATTCTGGATAATCTCACTTCCACACATCTCCCAGGCGAAACGCTTGGTGGAACTTTTGGTATAGCAAATATCCAGCACGATGTCACAGAGGACGAACCTGTTCGGACATACCTTCACACACTCCTGCTCAAACTCTGCCCGCATCTCCGACATTCTTGAGAAGGTGTCATATTCGTCTACCCGTTCATAGTTAGCGAACACGGCGTAGCTGCGCAAGCGCTTGTTATAACTCTCATACAGCTTGGCGATGGTATTGTACTGGGAACGAGTATACTCCGCACCGCTCTTCATGATGGTGTAATCGAAATCGGTGCTGGCGTTATGCCTTCCGAGATACCCATCAAACTCTTCCTCGAACCGACGGCAGATGCGATTCATCACGCAGTCGTTCATACCCACCGGCATCCGCTTTTCATAGTAGCGCAGGAAATCCTTCTGATGCTCTGTACGCTCACCCTCTGGAATGTCATACAGCTCGTCCACGGTCATCTGGAACTCACGCAGGGCGCTCTTGTTGGTGTTCTTTATGTATGTGTTGTACTGCTTCATCAGCGCCGGATAGATAATACGCATGAAGTAAGGTTTCTTATCTGCCACGATGTCCTGATAGAAGCGGCGGCGCTCAGGGTCTTCAATCTGATTTACGCTGTGCCGGTCATGCCACTCACGAGGCATCGGCTTAGCGATGATACCCTTGGCCTTGTCGATGGCGTTCTGCTGGAAGAGCTGCCCGCACTTGATACGGTAATCCAACTCCTTGTATTGAGGGCTATCTTTGTCAAACCGGGCTTGGACATCAAACATAGAAGTAATCCAGTTGGTGGTCTTGCCGATATCGTCCCCGAAGCTGTCGATATTCGCTTGGATGAAATCAGCCTCTGTCACGATGCGCTTCTCTCCCTTGCGCTGGACGCACATCAAAGCGGGGAGGACTTTCAGCCGGTCAACCAGAATTTCGTTATCCGTCAGCATGACGAGGTCTCCGTCCTTGTCCATACCGTTCAGTGCATGGGCAGCGGTGTCCCAGGAGTTGAACAGAGTACAGGTGGTCATGTACTGATACCAATATCTGGCCTCGGGGCTTCGGTTTGGATAAACCAGCCGAATGTTATTGTGGCAGGTCATCGGAGCCCGGAAACAGGCCAGCTTCTCGGCATCCTGGCTGCACCAATATCCGTTGTAAATCTCGTTGGCCTTCAACAGCCCGGTGACCTCCAGCCCAAAGATGTGCTGACACAGGGAATAAGGGTCGCCGGAGACGATAGAATAGTTCCCGTGTACTTTGAGTACCCCGACCTTGGCCTCGTTGATGCGGTTCTTAATCATCTGATAGATGTTGCTCTGGATGTAAGGGTCGTCAATCATAGCGGGTTCAATCATCAGAGCTTTGGTAAAGTCGTCGTCAGCCCGCTCCACATTGTCAGCATTCAGCCCGGCGCCTTTCAGGAAGAGGATGGTCTTAGCGAAATCGGCGTACAGGACATCCTTCATTTCATCCATAGTCGGTTTGATGAGCTGCTCAATGTCGTCGTCGCTTAGGTCATAGCTCTGAATGAACTGATAATTCAACGTGCGCTCACTCTCTAACTCCTTGGGGCAGTTCTTTGCGATACCAAAGGTATATCCGTTTTCCATACAGTTAGAGATGTAGTCCTCGCAGTTCGCATAGCTGTCCCACAACTTCAACATAGAGGTAGTCAGTACCAACTCCACGTTCCGTACATCCACCTCGTTGCCCCAGGCGTCTTTGACCAGATACGACCCCGCCACCTTTTCGGCGAAGTCCAAGAAGTCAAACGTGAAAACCATTCCTTTTTCCCAGGAAAAACGAGTGTTTACACCGGAAACCATGTAATCCAGTCCCAGCTCCTCACTCCACCGTTGCGCCAACGAGGGGAGCATCAGGCCGTACCCATCAGACTCGTTCAGTTGGACGAGTACCTGATTACGCTCTTCCATGACCGGCTCGACCGTTCCCTCATCGTTCAGGTAGACCACATCAGACTGGAACTCCGTCTCGCAATCGCTCACAACCAGGATTCCGTTCGGCATAGACACAGGAACCGAGGCGCTGCAGGTCAATGCCTTATACGCTTCCAGTTTGGCCGGAACCATCTTCATCTCCATGTTGCGCCCATTGTCGATACGACGGCGAATCTCCTCCGCATGGCGCTCGCTGATGAACACGATGGTCTCATTCTTCACGCCACCATTGGTGCCCAGCAATCGAACGTACCGCATCCCGTTAATGCTGAACCCACGGCAAGCCCGATGGTAGTCTTTCTCCTTGTCGATGATGACACACAAATAGTCCGGCTTGAACTGGATGGTATCCAGCTTGGCATAGAGCTGCTTGATACGCCGTCGGGTCTGGACGCTGTTGTCCTCTTTCCGCAGGCGCTTGATTTCCGCCTTGATAGCTCTGGCGTTGGCTTCCGCATCTGTGATGCCGTTTAGCTCGTCCAGCCAGCGGAGCACCTGGCTGTCAGCCAGCGAGATGACCTCGTCATTCCGACGGGCCTCCGCTATGGGCAGCGTCAGCTTCCACTTCGCCTTGCGCAGCCTGCTGCTATGCAGCTTGTATATGTACTTCTGACAAACTAACTGCTTCGACAGGGTAGTTCACCTCTCTTGCAATATATTTAATTGAATTGATGTGCCAAAAAAGAAAAGTCTTACAGATTGCCTTCGTCCAAATACTGAAACCATTCCTCGTAGAACTCTGACCGGCGCCGCTCTATGTACTCCTCCATAGCCTCGTCACTTTCCATGGGGTCGATGTCGTCCTCCTGGGGCGGGGCATAATCCACATCCCAGTATTGATATGTATCACGCAACGGTGTCTCCTCCTTTACTTGTTTCGTTAATCCAGTCGATGAGCAGAGTTCTCATACGCCTGCTCGGTATGTATAGAGTAATGGGCTTGTCATCCCGGATGGCGCTCCGCCAAATCCATTGGAGCATCTCGGACAGCGCATAGGCATCCCGGTCGAGTTCGATGTTCCGGGAACGGAAGAACTTCAAAATGTTCGGGTCGGCAAAACGATTGACCATATAGGCCACGTCCGTTCTGTCCTTATAGCGGTTGGTGGCTCTGGCGCTGGTCTGGATGAAGTTCTTGCGGAATCGGCCAGTCTTGTTGTCCACCAGCTTATTGACATCGCTCTTGAAGCACGTCCACATCCGAGTATCGGCGTTACTTTCGTCCAGACTCTGAAAGAACTTCTTCAACCCATTCCGCAGAGAGCGGATGCCGGGGTCGCTGTATCCGCGCCTGTCATACCATCCTTTGGACAGCGCATAGGTGCCGTCTCCAATGGCATTGAGCTTTGCATCGTCAACAATAGTTATCAGCTTGGAGTAGTCAATAGGGGGCGGGGCGTCCGGCTTATCTGAAAAGCAGAACCCGGCCCCATCCCTCTCCACGCCAACAACCTCGTATTCAAAACCAAAGAACTCCAGGTATGCCTTCTGGTACTGGCCGTCAAAGAGATAGGTCAGCATGAAGACCTCATCAAAGGCCCGAAGCAATTCGGGGTTCAGGATATTCATCAGTGCGGAATCCAAGCGGAACAGGGAGCCGGTATCGGACATCTCCTTATAGTCGTAAAACCGTCCGGTGTACTCTGTGTCCTTCCAGCGGATATGACCGTCCTCGTCCAAGTCGGCGAGCTGGGTTACTATCAGCTCGAAGTCCCGGTCAGAGATGTTGAGCCGCTCAATGACCTGGATGCTCTCGTCTATGATAAGGGAGTAGTGCTGCTCCCGAACAAGTTCGATGGCCTCGTCGTCCATCAGGTAAAAGAGGGAGTGGGTGGCCGCCACGTTGTGGCCTGCTCTCAGGTGGAGCTTCAGCTCGGTGGACTTGCTCATGTGGTCGCTGTCCGGCTGGTCAAAGTCGCAGCGTTCGCAGATGCGGCCAACCTCGTCCAGATACGGAGTGATGTAGAGGAACCGCTTCGTACCCTTGTTGCGGTTCATGTATCGGATGGCGGCAGAGGACTTGCCACGTCCCATCCTTGCGTCAACAACAGTAATATGATTCATTTTGTTTGAAATATCCTCCTTTCTTAAAGAATATTGGGGAATAAACAGCGAAAAATGTTCAGGACACTCTGCGGGGGCTCAGCAGGTTATACTGTCGTTTAGAAGAGAGTGATTTAACTTGATGTGAGTTGCTTTAACTTGATATGAAAAGACCCTTTCTTCTTTTATAACCTTTGCACCCGAAACCCTTGCGGTGCAAGGCTTTGCGGGAATGCCCAGGACACTCTCACTGTCCTAAAGTGATTTTGGAGATTCAGTTTTCAAGGTGCAGGGGCTCGGGGCACGCACACGAATGGGGCTGGGTGCGGCCTCAAGTAACATATTTAATTGTCTTGACTTTGCCATTATTATAGCATAGATGATGTCTCACCGTCAACTCAATAAAAAGAAAAATATCAAGAAAACATCTCCAAATTGGGAGCAAGGAAAACAGCTCGGGGTTAAGCCACTTTCTCTTTTGGATGCCATGCCTTTGCCACACAATCAGCCACGCAAGTGGCTTAACCACCATTATCTTTCTGGACACAATCACACCTAAATAGTTGCAAATAGCTGACAGAGTGGACGGAATTGAAAAATAAAGGGGTGTCAGTGTGGTGAACCGACTACTCCTGTTTGGCGGGATGACAGGGGGACAAAATACCATAACTATTCCGGCCCTACTTGCCATAGACCGGAAAAAGCAAGTTGAAAATAGGGGATAGGCAGACGGACGGCAACGGGGAAAGCCTACACCGGGGACAGTACACCCCTTGCGATTATGTATTCAAAAAAATTGTGTTGACAGCCGGGAAAATTTGTGGTAAGGTATCCATGCCGGACAGGTCATACCCTACACGCTACACCCCCACAAGGGTACAGGGGACAGACCCAAAAACACACGGCAGAAAAGGAGTAAAAACCATGAAAAACGCCAACAAAAACGCCACCACACAGACCGCCGCAGACAAGCGGGACTTTGAACAGGTCAAGCGGGACTTTGAAACCGCCCTTGAAAACGGCGGGGACTATTCCCCGGCCCTGTTGGACTTGTCAACGGCTATCGCCTTTTCCGTTGTCCGCAAGTGCATTGACCCGCAGCGCAAGACCGCCGCAGACCGTGAAACCGTCAGCGACAACGGATTAGACCCCGCCATGGTAGAATTGCGCCGGGGAATTGCCTTTGACCGCCGCACGCTGGACAACACGCAGACCGCCGCAAACAAGGCAACCAAAATCACCTACACCGCAGACGGTGACGCCGTGACCGAAACCGCAGACCATGACGCAGAAACCGCCCTCAATGCCCTTATTGGTGAAACTCTCTCTGATGGTATCGACCTTGTGCAAACGGCCGCTTGTGCCCTGTTGGAGCAGGCCGCAGACCACGCAGACGGCCCCGGCTGGCTTGACCGCCCCTATACCGTCCGCCGCTTGTCCCGCCGTGTCTACATCAAGGAAACGGACGGGGCCGCATACCGTGAGGACGAGACCACCCCGGCGCAAGAAGTGTATAGGGCCGTCCGTCGTGCCGTTCAGGAGTCCCGCGCCGTCCAGACAGACCCCCGGAACGGCTACACCTATATTGAAGATTTGACCGCCGACGGGCTGGACGTTATCTATTATCGGCTCCAGAAAT